AAGTACTAAGGGTGATGGTTCAACATTTGATTTATCAGTAGTATCTAGCGGTAGTGTAACACCTGGAACAATATCAGGTAGTGCACAGATAACTGAATTAGGTTTTGTTAGTTCTTCGGTAACTGCATCATCTTTAATCACTGCATCTTTTGCAGGAAACACTTTGACTTTTACAAAAGGAGATGCATCAACATTTGGTGTAGTTATACCTGATGTTAGTGGAAGTGCAGGTAATTTTGTAACCACATCTTCATTTAACGCATATACACAATCGAATGACCAAAAAGTAAATAGTTTAATATCAGCAACGGGCTCATACGCAACAACAGGCAGTAACAGATTCGTAGGTAATCAAACCCTAACAGGTAGTTTATTTGTATCTGGTAATATCAATATGGTTAATGGAGCTGATATAGTAACACACCATGTTAGAGCAGAAGGAAGTAATGGATTAGAATTACAAACATCCGCAGGAGCAATTATAGTTTCAATGGGTGGAGGTGGAGGAACACAAGCTGGCTTCGTAGGAGCAGTAACTGCAAACTCTGTATCTGCATCTTCATTCACAGGTTTAGGTAACTTAACAACTTACTCAACATCGGTAGATAGTAGATTGAATAATTTACAAACTGCAACTGCAAGTTTATTTACTTCTACAAGTTTATCTTTAACAACTGCTTCGTTTAGTGGAAACACATTGACATTTACAAAAGGAGATAGTTCTACATTTGGAGTTGTTATCCCTGATATTAGTGGTAGCACAATCAATACAGGCAGTTTTGCAACAACCGGGTCTAACACCTTTATAGGAACCCAAACTATTAGTGGTGGGATTGAAACCACTAATAATATAGCAATAAATGCAGGGGCTTATTTGGCTACTAACGAAATATTTGCAAGAACTCAAAATTTGACAATCAATGGCCAGGGTAGTGTCATTATTACAAATTTCATGTCAAAACCAACTATTATACAAACCAATACTGAAATTACAGGAGCTCTTAATTTAACTGGTAATTTAACTGCATCTTTGCAACAAGGATTTACTTATGTTGGAGATGCAAATGGTAGAACTACATTAGTTGCTACTTCATCATTTGGAGGTGGAACAACTATACCAGCAGGAACAGTTAGTTCATCTGCACAGATTACTGCATTAGGATTTGTTAGTTCTTCTGTAACTGCAAGTTCATTAGTAACTGCTTCGTTTAGTGGAAATACTTTAACATTTACAAAAGGAGATAGTTCTACATTCGGCGTAGTTATTCCTGACATTAGTGGAAGTACAATCAACACAGGCTCATTCGCAACAACAGGTAGCAATGCATTCTTTGGTACAAACACATTTAGTGGAGCAGTATCATTTACAGGCAGTGCACCTTCAATATTAAGTCAATCATTTAGTGGTAGTTTAATTACTAACCTAACGGACATATACACAGATGTAGCAGCAGTTCAACAAATAGTAACTCTAACTTCTGCATCATACGCTGCATTAGCAAGTGGTAGTTTGACTAATCCAAATACATTATATATCGTATCTGGAAGTACAAGTGGTAGTGGTGGAGGAACAACTGACATTACATCTTTGAATGCATTTACTGCATCTCAATATGTAAGTAATTCATTCTTTGCAACAACTGCTTCATTCAATTCATACACATCTTCTAACGACCAAAAAGTAAATAGTTTAATATCAGCAACTGGAAGTTATGCAACAACAGGTAGTAATACATTCACAGCTAATCAATTTATAAGTGGAACTAATTATATACAATTTGGTGGTGGTGCAAGTAGAATATATCAATCCGGTAGATTAACAATAGATGGAGATGGTGGTGCACAACTTAGAAATGTTAATAGTGGTGAACTATTCATAGAACAATATGCAAATTCACAATTACTAATTTACAACAGAGCGGGTAATGAAATACAAATATCAGGTAGTGCAACAAAAATACAAGATGTAGACTTTATACCATTTAGTGCATCTTTAAATACAAGAATATTAGCAGCGACAGGTAGTGGTGGAACAATCAATACAGGTAGTTTTGCAACAACAGGTAGTAATAACTTTATAGGCAATCAAACTATAACAGGTAACTTATTAGTAAGTGGGTCTAATCCTATTGACTTAGATGTAGTTGGTAGAGTATCAATAACAGGACCTACAAGTGGTACTGAAACACCTAGATTATTTATTTCTAGTAGTGATGGTGCCGCTACTGAGCTATCTAGAAACTTTAATAATATCAACACAACTAAAGTAAGTGGTGTTTTAGATGCGTATGGTCAAATATATGCAAACACCTCTTCGGTTGCAGGAATGTATATGGGTGTTTATGATGACCCTAACTTTAATACAGATGTTGAGGTTGCAATTTTAGTGACTGAAAATGGAAGCTCATTTAACGATTGGGATAATGGAACTACATTTGGTTATGTCCCATTCTTAACTATTGCACCTAATACAGGTAATAACCCTACACCGGTTATGACAAGAGGATTAAATGTGACTGGTAGTGTAAACATAACTGGACAATACTTAATAAACGGAGTTCCAATTAGTGGTGGAGCAAGTATCAACACAGGTAGTTTTGCAACCACTGGTTCAAACTCATTTAATGGTAATCAAACTATAACTGGTAGTTTATTAGTAAAAGGTAATACTACATTTGTAACACAAGATAATGTATCTAGTAATATAGTATTAGGATTAGATTCAATGTTTAACTCTACTAATGCAACAGACTCTATTGCAATTGGTAATAACGCATTAAGATACGCAAGTGGTTCTCAACAAAACATTGCAATTGGTAAAAACGCATTACTAATTACTAGTGGGTCTAATAACTTTGCATTAGGTAATGAGGCATTATCAAGTAATATAACCGGTAATCAAAATGTTGCATTAGGTATTGGTGCATTATCAAGTAATAAAACAGGTAATAAAAACCTTGCAATAGGTAATGACGCAGGTATTCAAGCATCAGGTAGTCAAAATATATTCATAGGTGCTTCATCAGGTCAATATATTACAGGTAGCAACAACACAATTATTGGTTCATTTACAAGCACTGCAGGAACTGTATTAAACGATAATATCATTCTTGCTGATGGAAGTGGTAATAGAAAAGCACAATATAGTGGAAGTGCATGGAATTTTAGTGGTGGTATCAATATAGCTTCAGGAAGTAATTTACCAATAGGTGTAGTTAGTGTAAGTAATTTTGAGTCAAGTACTATTAATAATAGTTTAGTAACTGTAAACTCTATTATAATACTTACTCCACAAGACGCTACTTCAAATGGAGATGCAGTTGCGGCTTGTGTATTTCAAAAAACAGCTGGGTCATTTAAAATTAAAACTAACGCAAGTGCTGGTGCACCAATTGCATACTTAATCATTAACCCTAGCATAATATAATGTCAATATACTTAGGAAACATAACAATTGGTAATGGAAATTATTTAGGTAATCAAAATATTACTGACAATAATATATTCATGTCAACTACACTTGCTGTTGATTATTTAGTAGTAGCAGGTGGTGGTGGCGGTGGATTTGAAGGAGGAGGCGGTGGAGCAGGTGGATTACAATCTGGATCCATAGGACTTACTAAGGGTAGTAATTATAATGTAGTAATTGGTTCAGGTGGAAATGCTGCTACTGGAAGTGGACAAGACGGACAAAACGGACAAACATCTAGTGTATTTAATATAACTTCATTAGGTGGTGGAGGTGGTGGAAGTTATGGACGCAATGGTATATCAGGAGGTTCAGGTGGAGGTGCAGGTGGTAATACTTTTACTGGTGGAACAGGTACAGCAGGACAAGGAAAGAATGGTGGAGCAACATTAGGAGCCAATTCTTCAGGTGGTGGTGGAGGAGCAAGTTTAGCCGGTATTGACGGACAAGCAGGGCCTTCACAAGCAAAGTCTGGAGCAGGTGGAAGTGGAAGTATATGGCTTAATGGAGCATATTATGCTGGCGGTGGTGGAGGTGGAGAAATAAATGCACCTATTACAGAAAAAGCTGCAGGTGGTATTGGAGGAGGTGGTGATGGTGGAATGTTCACAGATGCACCAGGTCCAGGTGGAACAAATACTGGTGGTGGTGGAGGTGGTGGTAGTAATTATGCGGAAGCAGCAAATGGAGCAAATGGAGGTTCTGGTATCGTAATAATAAGATACAATGGAAGTCAACAAGCTACCGGTGGAATTATTACATCAGCAGGAGGATTTACTTATCATACATTTACATCTAGTAGTGTATTTACATATTAAATTAAAAAAATAACTATTTCTAAAAATAGTATTGTTAAAACTAAAATAAAAGAACATGAACGCAAAACAAGTATTAAATAAGATAATGACACTTTTGTCTAAAGATGAAATTGAATTAACTTATGCAAAATTAGCAGACGGAACAATTGTTGAATCTGCAACATTCGATGTAGGTGAAGACCTATTCGTAGTTTCAGAAGATGGAACTAAGTCTCCTGCACCAGACGGAACACATGAACTTATGTTGAAAGATACAGAGGGAAATGAAACCATGCTTAAAGTAATTACTAAAGATGGTAAGATTGTAGAAAGAGAGAATGTAGAATTAGCTGACGCTGATGCTGATATGGTAAAGGTAGAATCAATACCACCAGCAGACGGAGCTAAGCCTGTTGAAGATGTCCAAATGGCAGAAACAACAGAGGAAGTAGGGCCATTACCATCAACTGGTGACGGAGAACCTGCAGATACAGAAGACGAACCTTCTATTGAAATTGAATTGAAAGATATGGTTGAGAAATTAGCATATCGTATTGAAGAGATGGAAAAGAAAATGGAAGAAATGGGTAAGATGAAAATGGAAGAGGAAGAAATGAAAGAAGAAACTAAAGAAGAAGATGATGTTGAAATGGAGTTACCTAAATTAGATGGTGCACCTGTTGAAACTAAAATGTCTTTGGTAGCAGAAACAAACAGAAAAAATTATGGTAAGAAAACAATGAATTCACAAGATTCATTCTTATCTAAACTTTATAAATAAAATTATTAAAAATCATTAAATCAAAACAATGAAAAAATTACAAAAATTTGCAGGTGAATTGCCAACCTACTCAAACCCAAATCCAGCATCATATGCAGGTGAGTTTGCAGGTCAGTACATTGCAGCTGCATTATTAAGTGCAAAAACTTTAGATAACAAATATGTTGAGATTCACCCAAATGTGAAGTTCAAAGAAGTTATCCAAAAATTAGACGTGAGTGGTATCGTACAAGATGCATCATGTGATTTCGTAACATCAGGTAGTGTTGTATTATCTGAGCAAGTATTAACTCCAAAAGAATTACAAGTTAACTTACAATTATGTAAGCAAGAGTTTGTAGATTCTTGGCAGGCTTTACAATTAGGATATAGTGCATTTGATACTATCCCTGCTAATTTTAATGACTACTTAATTTCTTACACAGGTGGTAAAGTTGCAGAAGCAACTGAACAATCTATTTGGGCAGGTACTAATGTAAATGGTCAATTCACAGGATTCCAAAGTTTATTATCTGCATCAGTAGCAGCTGGAACAACAGTAGTATCAGGAGCAATCACAGTTTCAACTGGTGTTATCCCTGCATTCTCTGGTAGTGCAACAGTAGTAGGTGGTCAACCAATCTCTGGTAGTATCACTTCTGCAAATGTAATCGAAAAATTAAACTTAATTGTAAACTCTATCCCTGATACAGTTTATGGTAAAGAAGATTTATTATTGTATGTAGGTACAGGTGTTGCAAAAGCTTACCAAACTGCTTTAGGTGGTGGTGCAGTAGGTGCAAATGGATACAACAACCAATTGACTGTAGGAGAAAAACCTTACAACTTCAATGGTATTGATATCGTAATGTGTCCTGGTATGTCTGCTAACAAAGTAGTTGCAGCTCAAAAATCAAACTTATTCTTCGGAACAGGTTTGATGTCTGACTACAATGAAGTAAAAGTATTAGACATGGCTAACATTGATGGTTCTCAAAACTTTAGAATTATCATGAGATATACAGCAGCTGTACAATTCGGTATCGCACAAGATATCGTTTACTACGGAGCTTACTAATAAAAAAAACTAATTAAAGGGTGGGTAGAAACACTCACCCTTTTTAATAACAAATTAAAACTTAATCAATATGGCATGTAATTTATCAGCTGGAAGAAACGAAGTATGTAAAGATAGTATCGGTGGCTTGGCTGGCGTTTACTTCTTTCAACAATATACGACAGGTTCTTTCACTAAGAATGGTACTGGTGAAGTAACTGCATTCCCATCAGGAAGCACAGTTTACTACTACCAATTAAAAGGAACAAGTGCATATACTGAGACAGTTAATACATCTCGTGAAAATGGTACAACTTTCTTTAGTCAAGAATTAGTTCTTAACTTAAAGAAATTAACTAACGAAATGACTACGCAATTAAAGCTTATGGCTTATGGTCGTCCTCAAATCGTAGTTCACACAATGAACGGAGATGCTTTATTAGTAGGTGAAAATGAAGGTGCAGATTTAACAGCAGGCACAATCCAAACAGGAGCAGCAATGGGAGACCTATATGGTTATTCTGTTACTATGACTGGTACGGAACAGTTACCTGCAGCATTTATCAGCGGCTCGACTATCGCAAATCCATTTGCAGCATTATCAGGCTCTGGAGCCCCAACTGTTGTTTACGGAACTAATAGCTAATCGGTATATACAATATATTATTAAAGCCCTCTCATAGTAGAGGGTTTTTTTATTCACTATAATTAGTATTTCCTATGTTAAAGATAAGAACAAACTAATACAAGATAATGCTTACTTATTTTATATCTGGCAGTAATGAATACACACTTAGAGCAGTACAAA